CTATGCAAACAAAAATGTTGCACAAATCCTATGATAAAAGGTAGAATTTTTGCAGAGACCCTGTGTCCAAAATTTCTGAAAGCCAGCCTCGCGCTGGCTTTTTTCTTATGATCAATTTTAGTTCGCCAGAGTGGCATGTGATGCGCAAGTGGGCTGAAGAGCAGCTTCGCAAATGCCGCGACAAAAACGACGCCGTCAATCTCTCCGACATCGAGACGGCGTTGTTGCGGGGTGAGATTCGATTCATAAAAAGATTTCTCGACTTACCAAATGAGGTAACTCGGGGTGTGGTGGTTCAGCCGGACGAATAATCCCGCTTAACCGTTGTTTGAAGTCATCGAAAGGTGGCTTTTTTATTGGAGAGCAAAGTGGAAGAAAACCAACTATCACCGGAGGAAGCACAACAGCTTTGGGATGAAGAGGCCGCAAAACTGGATGCTGACGATCAGTCCGCAAACCAGCAAATGGCTACAGCACCGGAAGAACCGCTGCTGGAAGATGAACCCGTAGCTGAAGAAGCCGCACCGAGTGAGGAGCCGGAAGACCCACTGGCCAGCTTACCAGAAGCCGTGAGAGCGAAGCTTGCTCAAATCGACGAACTGGCAACGGCCAATGCTCAACTGCTGCACCATGTAAAGACTGCCGAGGGTCGTGTGGCCGCGATGCAGCGTGAGTTCCAGCAAGCCCGAGTGGCGCAACAGCAAGTTGCCCCGCAAGAAGCTCCGTCTCAGGGACAGATCGCGAATGCAGCCAAAAACCCAGAGAAGTGGGAGCAGCTCAAGGAAGATTTCCCCGAGTGGGCTGGAGCGATGGAGGAGTATGTCGCATCTAAGCTAGGGTCCGTTCAACCGCAACAGGGACTTGATCCCCAGCAAGTTGCCGCATTCGTGCAGCAGCAGGTTGACCAGACCAAAGCAGAGATGAGGCAAGCCATCGAAGAGGCGCGTGTGGATGGCAAGTACGAGAACTGGAAGGACACCGTGAACACTTTAGAGTTCACGCAATGGTTCACAGTACAGTCGCCGGAAATTCGGTCTCTGGCAAACAGCGACTCAGCGCGAGACGCAATTCGTATGCTGGACTTGTTCCACGAAACGAAGAAGCGTTCAGCGTCGGATATCAAGCAAGAGCGTGGGCAGCGACTTGCTGCTGCCGCGACAACTCGACCCGGCCAGACACCGCCGCCCAAGACATTGGACGACATGTCGCCAGAAGAGCTTTGGAACTACGAAGCCGCAAAGCGCGAAAAGACTAGAGCGCAGCGCGGGTTTTAACTTAATCAAATAAAGGAACAGCAATGGCTATTCAAAATTACTCAACCGTAGCGTCGCGTAACCTAATCCGCGCCGCACAAGGCATGCTTGAGCATGCACAACCCATCACCGTTCTGGGCGACTTCGGTACCCAGCGCGAGATGCCAATGAACTCGACCGACACTCTGGTCTTCCGTCGTACACTGCCTTTCGGTGCTTCGACTGTTGGTACCACGATTGAAGGCTCGGCACGTTATCAGGGCACACCGCAGATCACTGCTTCGAACTTCGTGCTGGCTGAAGGCGTTACGCCTAACAGCAACACGATTTCTTTCCAAGACGTGTCTGTCACTTTGCAACAGTACGGCGTTCTGTTCAAGTACAGCTCGAAAGTCGAGCAACTGTACGAAGACGACATCCCCGGCGAAATGGTCAAGCTGACTGGCGAGACTCTGGCCGAAGTGATGGAACTGGTCCGCTACGGTGTTCTGAAAGCTGGCTCGACTGTTGTTTACGCAAACGGCTCCAGCCGCTCTGCTGTCAACACCGCGATCAGCCTGAACGCTATCCGTAAAGCCGCACGTACTCTGGAGTCCAACCGTTGCCGTCGCGTGACTTCGCGTCTGGCCCCCGGCGTGAACTTTGGCACCCGTGCTGTGCAGCCTGCTTACATCGTGTTCTGCCACACCGACGCTGTGTCCGACATCCGTAACCTGCCCGGCTTCACACGCGTTGAAGAGTACGGTTCGTTCAAGCCAATCCACGATCGCGAGATCGGCGCATGCGAAGACTTCCGTTTCATCTCTTCGCCTTTGCTGACCAGCTTCGCTGCTTCTGGTTCCGGCACTCTGAACGGCATGCTGTCGGTCGGCGCTGCTAACGTTGACGTGTATCCGTTCATCGTTATCGGTGAAGACGCTTGGGGTCAGGTTGCACTGAAGGGCATGCAGGCTATCAAGCCTGTCGTCCTGAAGGCATCGCAGACTAACCACGCCAACCCACTGGGCCAGTTCGGCTACGTCGGTGCTTCGACATGGTTTGCTACTGTACGTCTGAACGACGCATGGATGGCACGTATCGAAGCCGGTGTGACCGCACTGTAATGATTAGCCGGGGCTACGGCCCCGGCGTCCATCTGAAAGGAAGACACCATGTCTGAGAGTATTAACCAGCGGATGGCAAAGGTACCGGACCTTCTCACCTCGCGTGAGATTCGTCCCCTGCTGATCGCCATTCTGACCGATATCGCAGCCCTGACTGCCAGCGTTAACCAGCTTATCGATGATTACGATAATGCTGTCACGCCGACTACAGCAGCGCCTGTCACCCCGACTCTTGAAGATTAAGGAGAAACACCATGTCATACAATATTGAACAAATTAACAGTGGCTTTCAGTCACTGACAGCGGCAGGTCTTGCTGAAGGCACTAACGCCAACACCTACAAAACCGTCAATACTTTGGCTTACACCATCAACGGTGTGTTCAAGTCCAAAGGCGCTACCGACAACGTCGCCATGACTGCGGCTGCCGGCACCGTTCCTCCTTCCAGCGCAGCTCTGTACGCTGTCTGGATCGACACCAGCGGCAACTTCAGCAACACCCGTGGTCCAGTGGTTGATGCCGCTGACCCTTGCCCAGTGCCTACACAGACCACCGCTAACGTGGCTCTGGTCGGCCTGATCAAAGTGGTTACCAACTCTTCGACCACTTTCACTCCCGGTAGTACTGATCTGGGCGCAGCAGGTGTTACTGACACCTACTTCGACTGTTCGGTTATGCCGGGCGCAGCACTGTAAGGTTGCCGTCTCCTCTCTCCGAGGGACCCCTTTGGAAGGCCACTTCGGTGGTCTTCCTTTTTTAGTATTTCAACGTAAGGAGAATGGCAAATGAGTAAAAATAAAATGACAGGGATCGAGATTAACGACGATACCCCGACAATCGAACCTGTAGCGGCTGTTAAAGATTTTCGTGAGTTGGCAGCAGAAGAATCTTTCATGAACGAGGTTGTCACTGTTCTTGTTCATGCGACGACTGACGAAAACCAATCGCCTCACGTCATCGTAAACTGCAACGGCATGAATCAACCAATCATCCGTGGCGTTCCGACAGACGTAAAAAGAAAGTATGTAGAGATTCTGGCACGCATGAAAGAGACGCGTTACAGCCAGCACGTACACAACCCAGCGGCTCCTGATCAAATCGAGATGCGTGCCCGTCACGGCTTGTCGTATCCATTTGATTTGGTGGAAGACAAAAACCCCCGTGGCCGCGCATGGCTGAACCACGTATTGGCTGAACCCGCATGAATTTCCTACAGCTAGTCAACCAGCTACGCGTTGAGTGCGGCGTCTCTGGACCACCGTTGACGACCGTTGCCGGGCAGCTTGCCGGCAGCGAAAACGCACGCATGGTCACATGGATTCAAACCGCATGGAATGATATCCAAACGAGCAAGGAAGACTGGCTGTTTTTGCGGGAACCGTTTCAGTTCAATACCGTTGCGCTGCAACAAATCTATACACCGGTGGAAGCCGGTTTGACCATGGCCACGTTCGGAAACTGGAAGCGCGACAGCTTCCGGTGTTCGAGCGTGGGGTCAAACTACAGGGATGAGCAGTTGATGAATTACATGGAGTGGACCACGTTCCGCAACCTGTACATCTACGCCAATATGCGCAACACCTATACGCGCCCTGTCGTCGTCACTATCGACCCACACAAGAACCTTGGCTTTGGTGCAATACCCGACATTCCCTATGTGATCACTGGCGAGTATTACACTCAGCCGCTTGAGCTTTTAGTTGACGCTGATGTGCCAGCTATACCAAGCCGTTTTCACATGGTCATCGTTTACCGGGCAATGATGTATTACGCTGGCTATGAAGCTGCCCCTGAAGTCATGTCTCGCGGTGAGTTTGAATACAAACGCCTCTCTTCGCGCATTGACATCGATCAGCTCCCAACAACAGTCAGCGGACCGCCTTTGGCGTAAGGAGAGGCAGCCATGCCGATGCCAGCGCCTCAAGTAAATTACGATCTGGTCTACCTGAAGGGCGGACTCGATCTCATCACCCCGACGCTGGCATTACCTGCCGGCGTTGCGCGTGATGCTTATAACTTCGAGGCGTCAATCACCGGCGGCTATACGCGCATCCAAGGATACGAGCGTTATGATGGCCGGCAGTCTCCTTCTTCAGCAACCTATTCCGCTTTAACGGTTACCTTGACCGGCACGATCGCTGTCGGCGACTCCATCGTTGGCGGGACTTCAGGTGAGTCCGGTACGGTGATTGCTGTAAACGGGTCGGACATTTACTACACACAAGCAACAGGCGCTTTTCTTATCGGCGAAGACGTTGAGGTGGCCACTGTCTCACAAGGGACGGTTGCGTCGATAACGGCAACCGGCAGCCTCACAGCGAGTCAGGAAGCGCAATACCTCGGCCTTTCGGCTGACGTTTATCGGGCTTCGATTACTGCCGTTCCGGGCAGCGGTCCGATACGAGGCGTGCTTGAGCTGGGCGGCACTGTTTACGCTTGGCGTAACAACGTCGGCGGAACCGCGATGGCAATTTACGGCTCCAGTGCCGCTGGATGGGTCAACGTGCCTCTTGGTTTCGAGATGTCGTTTAACACCGGCACGGCTGAAATATTTGACGGTGATGTGATTACGGGCGCTACCAGCGGCAGAACTGCTACGGTAACAAGGGTTGTGCTTGAGACCGGAAGCTGGGGCGCTGGAACGGCTGCCGGTCGTTTGATCTTTGCCAGCGCGACAGGCAACTTCACGGCAGGCGAAACGCTGACCGTGCTTGCTGCCAATAAAGCAACCGTTGTAGCAGCACAGACGGTTATTACGCTGGCACCTAATGGCCGAGTCGAAATCGTACTTGGCAATTTTGGTGGTGCTAATCCGCAGCTCAAGTCTTACGGTTGCGACAACGTCAATCGAGGTTTTGAATTTGA